CGATAGGAATGTTGTGGCTGAGTACGTTGACGATATTTGCTAGCTTTACCGGCACTCTAGAGTACTGTTTGATGATATGTTTCTTAGCCTCAGCGTACGCCGCGTCTGATGGTCTAGTGGTTAGCTGATTAGGGTCGAACGGCCACACATCTTCGTTAGGAGCGCCGAGAGAAGCGACTACCTTAATACCATCGCGAATTTCTGCGCCGGCGTCCTGATCAGTGGTGTTCTCAATAACGCGCTCGTTATAGTAGATGAACAGTCTTGATGGAATATAGTCGGCTTTACCTTGAGCTCTTAGACCGTACTCTACTGCGCCGGCGATGCCGTTACCGGTACAGGAACCTGTCTGACCCTGGTCGTATACGGGAGGAAGATGTCCGGTCTTTCTAAGATCGATATTCTTAGGTGCACCCTTCTTTGCTTTTAAATCGCAGATTAAATCTCTATGATCTGGCTTATCTGGGCGCCAGCCGTATCTTCTAATCATTCTTCTCTCCTTTGTCCGAATTAGACTTATTATTTATCTGGTGTCTTATCTCCTCAACGATCGCACCCATACAAATACCACACCTAGGATTCCAACCAAGAAAACTAAGGGCGTCTTTAACAGACGGATCGACGTGCCACCGGACATAGTCTCTTATCTCATTGGTAGAGATGACGTTACAAGAACATATGATCATGGGTTACCCAACAGCTGCATGGTAATCTTAAGAAGTACGCTAGCGCTTCCTGCTATACATAAAGCTTTTAATAGTATAACTACTCTAGGATCTAACATTATTTAAACCCGCTAAACATCGACCTGTCGAACTTAGACGCCGGCTTATTTCTTTCAAACTCTTCTTCGCCAAATTTAGAGTTGTCAAATACCGACTTCGTAGAAGGTCCATCTAGAATACCCTCTTGAGCAGACTGCTCAACATCGTAAAGTCGCATCTTTGAGCGATCAATACCAACGACGAACCTACGATTGCTCCCTGGATCATTATAGCGATTCTTGAGCTGCTTAACCATGATCTGATTGAGTGACTCAAGCTCTTCTGTCGAGATGAGTGCAAACATAAAATCAGCTGTGGCCGGGAGTCCAAAGGATTCTGATGTATCTTCCAGTCCCACGTCGCTGTTCGAATATCCGCCTCGAGTTGTTTGAGTCGCAGAGACGATAGGTACATCGTATTCCACGGCGAGTCCTCGAAGCTCTTCTGCGATTGCCTTGATATAGGTATAAGAATTGACGTTGGCTCCATACTTCATCCTCGATGACATACAAATGTTGAGATAATCAATATAGATAATATCCGGCTGAAAGTTCTTCTTGATCTTTAACTCATTGAGAAGATGTCTAAAGTTTGCAGATCCGGCGCATGCAGTCGGATATTCTTTGATGATAAGTTTACCAGTCGTCTTTGACTTCAACGTACCTATTTTAGAGTCATAAGACTGCTTTGGCAGCAACTCAAGTTCATCCATAGTGACGTTGAGGAGATTAGCGTCGATGCGCTCGGCGATTCTCTCCTCAGCCATCTCTAGCGTAATGTATAGTACATTGAGTCCTTTGGAGAGGTTCCCTGCTGCGCAGTGACACATGAATAGCGATTTGCCGACACCTGTACCTGCGAGTGCGATATTGAGAGTCTTGTTCGGCAGGCCACCGTTTGTGATGGCGTTAAAGTAGTCAAGATCGAATGGAACTCTCTTCTCTTTACGGTGGTAGAACTCGTATCGTTCATCAGTATCCACCAAGAAATCATGACCAATATGGGTGTCAAAAGAAACAGCAAGGGCATCAGTAAGTATTTGAGGAATCGAACCTTTTGAGATTGAAGCATTCTTCTCATCCATTATTTTGATCGACTTCATGATCGCAAGATAAAGTGATTTATCTTGACAGAATTTCTCTGTCTGATCCAAAATCCAATCTAGTTTAGTGTTTGGGTCCTGTGACAGCGACCCGATTATGTCTTTGCACGACTTGAAGCTGTCTTCGCTTAAGCCGTCCTTATTACTTAGGTCGATCGAGAGAGCCTCGATCGATGGAAATGAATTATATTTCTTAACGTATTCATCGACCAACTCAAAGACTGTTCTCTCTGAGTAGTCTGTAAAATATTCTGTCTTTAAAAACGGTATAGCCTTCCTGCTAAAATCCTCGTTAAACACGAGATTAGAAAGTATGACGCATTCGATATTCAATTAACATGCCTCCAGTTATCTAAACAGTGGACCCTTAAACCATACAGAAAGAGTCTTTCTCTCTCCTTTAGTGACGGGAGTGACTCTATGCTGCATGTATGACGGGAATATTATCACACTTCCCATGCTATCAAATTCTTTTACGTGTTTTGGACCGTTTGAGAACAACTCAAACTTTCCACCCTCATATGGCTCAGTCGATAGATTTACTATAGCCGTAAGCTTATAGTCGTGCATCTCACCAAATCTACCGTCAGAATGCCAGCTGTATTCGCTCTTGTGCTTTTCATTATATACGTTGTAGTGAATTATATCTGGATCTAACAGCTTATAGATATGAAATCCAAAGTTTTCATTATTCACGTGATTGACTATATCTTCAAACTCTCCTAGACTGTTCTTACAGTTCTTCCATGGAGTCATTAAAACTCTTGAAGTCTTAACGATGCCGCTGGCTGGATTGTCTGTCAATCCAGCGTCAGCAGCGCTCATCATCAAGTTAGATACAGCTTCACAACTCTGTCTTAAGAACATGTTCTCAAAGAAATAGTGATCGTACTTCATTATCCTACTTCTTCTGTCTCATCATTATATACCAGACTTCCTTCAGTGTCAAGTGAATAAGTCTTCTTAATATAGTCTGCGAAGTCTGTGGTCTTAAACATATTCATCCAAAACTCTTTATTGTCCACGATATCAGCCGCTCTGAAGTTCTTTCCATCGACTTCGCCAGTTTCACGATTGACGACGGAGTACCATCCCACTTTTGGCTTAGCCACGTAATTACCTTCGATGGCAAGATCGAGGAGACCGCTCCAGCGATTAATACCACCCTCATAGCTAATGGTAATCGGTATCTTAGATTTTTCACGAACGTAACGCGATTTCTCAACATTGATGACAAAATGGTACCCCTGAATCTCTGTTCCATCTTTATCCTGCTGCCTTCCTAAGATCCAGATATTATCTGCGCCGTAGTACGCGCCTGTACCACCACCGACGACTGCCTTTGGAAACATACCAATTTCCATGTACGTATGATTTACCGCAGCGACTGGAATGTCTTTGAGTGTAAGATGCGGAGTGATCATTCTAAACAGCGACTTAAGCTGCTTTGCGCGAGACATGTCGGCTACTGACTTTTCATTAAGAGCGTCTTCAACTTCTTTCTTAGAAGCAAGATTACCAATAGAGTCAATAATGATAAGCACGCGATCGTTGCGATCAATCTCCTTGAGCTGCTTCATAATATCGAACTTCAACTCTTCGACGTCCGTAATTGGTGTGTGAACGACAGAGTCTAGCGGAATATTAAACTTTGAGAAATAAGACTGAGGCGTACCAAACTCTGAGTCATAGAATAAGATGACTCCATCTGGATATTTCTTAAGATAAGAAGAAGCGAGAAGAAGAGCGAAGCCGGTCTTAAAGTGCTTCGAAGGACCGGCGAGCATGGTAAGTCCAGGCGTGATACCGCCATCGATAGTACCAGAAAGAGCCACGTTGATCATCGGCACGGGCGTTGGGATCATATCTTTCTTAGTGTAGATCTTAGAGTCCGTAAGAGTCGAAGTGTATTCAATAGTACTGTTTTTAATAAGTTTTTCTTTTAAAGACATATTAATTCTCCATGTATTATAGTATTATACAATTTATAGCGATGTATGTCAACTTTTAATATAATCGTCCATCTTCTTTATAAATGCATCTATCTGTTTGGATCTATCAACACCATTCCACTTGATGATGTCTTTAGTCTTATCTCCCTTGAGGTTGTTCAAGAAAGGCATGATCATGTCTCTTAGACCCTGTAGCTTTTCTTGTTGGCCTTTAAGCTCATCTTCTGTAGTGAAGCCAAAATCGAAGTCGTCACTCATTTTCATTTGCCTTTTCTTTTAAATATTCATCAATACTTATCTGTTTAACCTCGCTGGCAGCGCCAAATGACTGCTCGGTCCAAAAAGTTTTAGTATATACTCTTTCTTGTTTTAATTTTTCTCTTAGATTTTCTCTATCTTCAAAAGACATTTTATCAAAATCTAATTTTTTATTCTTTTTTGACTTCTTCATCCGAAAAAATCCTCCAGTGTTGATTTCTGTTCTATGTCCCACCCGATCACTTCAGTGATTGATTTAAGTGGATCTAGAAATGATTTGTTAAACTGCATCTCTTTATCGATATACTTATCAATGTTAAATTCTTTTGGAAGCTCATCAGGAGTGGCTATAACGTTCTCATTAATAACAGGATTAGGAGTAACGAGATATACGAACCTGATCTTGTCTCCATCTACAATTGGCGGTATGTTCTTCATGTTATGCTTCTTTAACAGATTATTAAAGAGCAACGCACCCTTAATATGCATTGGAGTAGACTTCTTATAGACTCTAGATCCATCCTTGTACTTGTCTATTCCATTAACGCCGCGCGGGAACGCAATCACCTCAAACGGTAGAGTCTTAAACTCGTTCTTAAAGTTAGTAAT